TTGAGTGCAGGTGTACTTGCCGTACTTCAAAGAAAAGTTGTATTTTACAGCCAAAAAGTGGAGAAATTAGCCAAGTCCATGGGTTTTGTTGTAGGTTCTAAGGGTGCAGTTTTATTATCAGTATCTCCATGACCTAGTTGACCATAATAGTTATGACCCCATGTCCACAGGTTATCATCTTCATCTAATGTGGCACTGTAGCCGTAATAACTACCTCCGGCGTATACTTGCTTGATTTTAGGTAAACTGCCACTAATAAGAGTAAAACTATGTCTATCAGTGGTATCTCCCACACCAAGCTGTCCATGGTTATTATCACCTGTGGCGTATACTGTTCCATCTTCCAGCAAGGCTAAAGCATGGGCATCTGATTGATCACCATGGTTGGTATGATCACCAGCTATGGCTGATATCTGTTTGACCTTGTTTAAAGCTGTGACTTTAGTGGGACTATGTCGAGCTGTTTGATCACCAAGACCGAGCCTACCTTGGGCGTTATAACCCCAAGACCATAAATCTCCCTTATTATCTATGGCATATACAGACATGTATTTAGAGCTTGTGACAGCAACCTGTTTAACCCCTGTCAAGTTGCCACACCTAATAGGAGTTTGGCTATTTGTAGTAGTACCATTGCCCAACTGACCATAACCATTATAACCGCAAGCATAAAGCTTGCCATCTTCTGTGATAAAAAATGTGGCAGATGCACTCCACAAAGCATCACTTGGAGTGACTACTTCCCTGATCTTGATATTATTCTCAACAAACCAGCTTAGCATATGGTTGATGCTTATCTTCGCTATGACCTAGCATTCCGTAATGATTGCTTCCCCAAGAATATACCACACCATCTTCACTTAAGGCAAAGAAACTAAGATAGTTCCGATACACCGCTTTAAAGCGAGAGCTTGGTGGGTTATACGGATCAACACAAACTGTTTGTGCAAGATAAATATGATTGTTGCTACTTTGAGCGTTGGAATAATCATGAGATCTGCCAACAGCTCTCAATGTACCATCATTCATCAAAAATGCTGCCACATGATGATTGCCATAATTACCGCCTTGCATTAATTTGGCCACAGTTGTGCCAGCTCTGATGTCTTGTACTCCCCAAGCAGGCTTACCGTCTTTAACACGTAACGTGCTGTTTTCTGCTCCTATGGGTAAGTTAGTTGCTTTGTTGCCATCATGGATAACAATATCACCCTTATTCACCAGCTGATCACTACCAGAAGCCATTAATTGCCAATACAACGGATCTGTGGGTGGGTAACCCTTACCTTTTTGAATACAGATATAACTACTGCCTTTAAAAGCTATTATGTCATCTTTCTCATATAATTTGCTTGGGTTATATGCCCCTTGCCAAACCAATTTGATTCTACCTAAATTTACTGTTGCCATATGATATTTATCTGATTTTAAAGTTTAGCGATAAGCTCGCCATTATGATTGATGGTAAACTGTACTTGGGTGTGAGTGATAAACCAGTCGATATAGTTACTTGCCTTAAATTCATCATCGCCAGTATCAAGTAGCAATCTACCTTCATCATCTAGCCTGAACCCATGAAAGATTGAGTTGCGAGTGACGTTGTCTAAATCTTCCCTTGCTAAAGGAAATCCACCCAAAGTTACACCATCATGCACCACCACGGTTTTTTTGTCAGTATCAACTGTGATCTCCCGATTAGCTCCGATAAATGATTGATGCTCTGCTGTGGTGCCACCACGTCTTTTAATTGCCGTTGTCATGTTATGCCCTCATAATCATAGTTAAAGCCACCCCTTGCCAAATCACAACGCAACAAGGGAATGCTTTCAGCGGAGAATGCTTGCTTTGTGGCAATAGAACCATAGTCTGTGACTTCACCATTGAAATATTGGTTATGAATACCAATAACAGCAATATCAGCAGTATCCACCACTCCTTGGAATGCTCCGTTATAGAACCCATTTGATAATTAATGTATGAATGATTTTTAGTGAATATTGAGCCGAAAATTGTTTATTAAAAGCTGAATATAGCTATTTCTATATGATACTTTTAATAAGTAGTTTGCAGGCCAATAGGCACAAAAAGCAACGTGCAGATAATTATCAAATGAGTTCTATAAGCGCTCACACTTGTTTCATGATCAGCTATGCTAGCTTGCATTACATCACCAATATCTTTAACACTAACTAACACAACACTGGGGTCAACGATAAGGCTCACATTGGGAGTATTGCTAAAACCCAAGATCATCTTAATGTACAGATCTTTAGCAGAACCAGTTGTTGTATCTGGCTTGAAAGTCTCAGGATACTTACCAATGGCGAACAAGTCACCACCGCTATCAAAGATGCCAACCTCTCTAATATAAAAGCTACCACTATCTTGAGGGATAATAGCCTCTATTATCAATTGATTGGGGTGCTTCTTATCAACATAGATTTTGTTGATATGGGTACGAAATACCTCATTTTTAAGCGAGGTAGCTTTGCCATCAGGGTCATACATAAACCCCAAGCCATCGCCAATTGCCATATGGGTTAGTTGGGTTGTGTTTTCACCGCTATGAATATTAGCCTCCTTAGCAAGCCCCAAATCTGTTATAATTGTATAGTATTGTTGGGTCATTGTTATTGCTTGGGATATATGGTTGTAATCTCACCGCTGATGCCACCAATGGCTACAACTGGGACATTGGTTTTGGTGGTGAGATATGCTTGCAAACTCTCCAGATGTGATCTGGCATTCTTTGATGACATAATCACTGCCATTACTTCATCCATTTTCAAGAGGTCAAAGCCAGATGTGACAACGTTGATAAACACTCGGAATGTATAAGGCTTGCCGCCATAGTCAAACCATTCTTCTATTACCACATCATCAAACTGGAAGGCTTGTAGTGCTGTTTTCAATGCCCCGATAGTTCCCTTACGTTTGTGGATTTGCAGGCTGGCTTTGATAATCTCACGGCGCACCTGTTCTGCCCAAGTCTCATTCCAAACATCAACTGACATCTCCCAAGCAAGCCATGGTAAGATATGGCTTGGGGCTCTATCAGCATTGGTGGTATCTCTGTTTGGTGCTCCCATAGTAGCCATTCGTTTAGCAAACACTGCCTCTAGGTCTCGTTGCAAGTTTGAGGCATTGGGTGGAAGGATGCTGTTAGTCATAATCTATTTTAGTGGTAAGTTTGATGCTGGTGCAATATGGAGCTTCTACATTGCTAGCTTTGATATCTTGTATGGGTGATTTAATTGCCACTTGCTTCACACCCTTAGTATGCAAGGCATTATGAATACCAGAAAGAGCAACCATTCCCCCCACTACATGACGTTCAGACGTGTATTTCTCAAGCAACTGCCTACCTTCATCCTCCACCACCTTAAATGATGGGCCAGGGTATACTGTTATCTCCGCCTCAATCTCGTAGGGGATAATGGTTGCTGGCTGTACTTTGACAAGGTCAGTGAGAGGTCTTTTATTCTCATCATTAAGCTCGGTTACTACTAAATCAAGTACATCAGCTCGTTCATAGCTAACTAGTAGTTTGGCATTACTGGCAATAGAGCTTGTAGAGCTTGTGGTTAACAATAAGCTTGTGATATCGAATATATAGTCTTTGCCTTCCTGATAGATAACTTCTCCACTCATATCTTTAACCACCAAGTTGCTAATTGCTTTACCGTCAATGGTGGCTGAACCTTCATCAAGCATCACCTCAAAGTCTGTTATAGTTTCACGTTTTTTAGCTGTGCCATCAGCAATGGCAGAAAGGATTGTCACCACAACTTCACCTGGTGTTGGGCTAGCAACTGCAACGGATTTTACATTTACACTAGCTGATAAAGCATGGAAGATATACGCACCCACAGGACCAGCTGTTGAATAACCTTCTAGCGATAGCTGGCAACGCTTACGCAACCTGTCATCATCTTCACCCATCAACCTTGCAACCCCATAGCCTGCGACTTTTTGGTCAAGGTCACTTCCAGTTGCATAAGCAAGCAGATTTGCCTTGGCCGCCTCATTGATGCGATGGCGTAACATCATCTCCCGATAAGCTATCGCTTGTAGCAAGATAATAGCGGGGTCACTTTCCACTAGCCCATCATAGTTAGGGTTTTTGGCTAAAAACTGTGAGTAATACTCTTTGAGCAAGGTTTCATAATCTATATCTTCTACCACCAAAGGAGCTGGTAGCTGTGAAAGGTCAATGACTGTAAAACTACTCATATTATTATCCCGTTATAAGTCCAAAATCATCATGGGAAGATGAGTCGTGTGTTATCTTCCCATAGTCAATATCAGGCATTGCAAAGCTAAGTTTGCGGATAGAGTCATCGGTCATTTTCGCATAAAGCACACCATCGCTGGCATTAATGGCAAGCTCACCAATCATAATATCACTCGAAGATGGCTCCTTGCCCATGATAACAGAGGTTTTATGTTTGATGGTATAGGTTGTGGACATGAACTAGAA